TGCACCCATTGCCAACTTGATCCGGGCAACCGGCGATGAAGCATACAATGCGCTTTACGGCGCCCAGCGCGAAATCCAGTATTTCGCAGCTGACGAAGTTAATCGGTTCTGGTATACTCTGCACGAGAATGATCAGCCTGTCAATTTGGGCATCATCACCCGATACCCAATGGATGGAGACGGCATCAATCGCCAGCAGGAGTCGGTAGCACTACCAGACAGAATGTACGGGCACCAGGGGCTTGCCGTCGAAAACCTTGCAAATAACGCCGTCAAACTTTGGTGCACTGACGGCGACAACAAGTTGATCGTGAACCGATTTGACTATGCCCCAGGCGGAACTCCATCTGCTGTCGAAAAATATCAGCTGTTTTCTTCTGCTGATGGATTCAACACAGACGTCAGCTGCTTTGACGCGCTCAGCTTGGGTGGCGTCTATGTGGTTGGTCATGCCAAGATAGTCGGCGTTGACACTGTGATTTGCCGCATCTGGGATCGTGCTGCGATGGTTGCGGCTGGTCCTGGCGATCACTCGCAGAACTTCCTGTATGAGATTGATCTGAAGACCTTGTATGTGCCGTCCACATTCCCCATCCAGGGCCTTTGCTGCGACAACAAGAGCGTGTATGGGGTGTCAGGAGGCAATGGATTTGCCGTTGAGCCGCGCCGATGCTTCAAGTATGACATGAAGTCTGGTGAAGTTCTTGAAGCAAACATGAACTTCATGGTTGGCTCAACGGAAGCTGCCGCAGACGGCACAGGCATCAGCTATGAGCCAGAAGGCATGCAAATGGTCACCTGGCGCGGCGTAACCCGCGTTTGCGTTGGAATCCGCTCTGGCAGCTCGCTTACCCCTTCTGTGTTCAGGGTGCACGCTCTGGGCTTGATGGATTCTAGCGACCTGAACACCAAGGCATCCGGCATCATCCAGCGCTTCCGCCGTTTGTGGACGGAGATTGGCAACATATATGTGAACTCGCTGCGTCTTTCAATTCGCGCTGGCGTTCCAGGGGCGTATCTGGCTCTTGGAACGAACAACGTTGACGACTTTGAGATCAACCCAACGACACGCGGCCTGCGACCGATGACCAATGGCGAGCAGGATCTTGGTCAAAATTCAAGGTATATGAAAGATGGATATTTCAAGCGTATAATGCTTGCCCCTGGCGTGTTCATAACCGCAGGCAACGGCTCGCCAGAAGGTGTCGTGGAGTCAAGCCCAGGAAGCATATACATTCAGCTTGATGGGGCCTCTGGTGCAACGAACTGGAGAAAGAACACAGGAACCTCGCTCACTGGCTGGGTTGTACTTTCCTGATACCGGGTGAAATATGGACGATAACCAACTAATCGCAGAGCTTGCCACCAAACTGGATGCCGCCATTGTCATGTTCGGTTGGTCGTTCATAGTTATTCAAAAGAACGATCCCAACCAACAAGGCATACCCAGCAGCGGAACTGCGGTGTTTTTTGAAAAGTTGTTTGATATCCCCTAAGGAACCTCCATCACAAAGAACTACTTTGATGAAGGCCAGGGGGAGTTCAAAGAGCTTGAGACACAAGTATACCAGTCACACTTTCAAATCAGCGCGCTTGTTCAACAGAACGTCAACGACCTTTCTGTTCCAACCGCGCTTGATGTCGTAAACAAGTTGAAGATGTACCTTGGCAGCAGAAACATCCTGTGGGATCTTGGGTCACGCGGAATAGGTATCTTGCGAATAAGTGATGTGGTCAACCCGCCCATGACAAACGACAAGGATCTGATTCAGCAACACCCAAGCTTTGATATGGTGTTCACATACATCAAGTCCATAGAGTTTGTCGTGCCATATGTGACGGAAGTTGAAGGGGTTGAGATTCCAATATCCAACATAAACGGATTTGACGGAAATGGACAGCCGATCTGATTGGAGGCTGTATGGCATTAAGTGCTGATTCAAAACTCATCAAGGCACACATAAACGCGCTTTCTGCGTTAAAGGGAAAGTCCGTTGAGGCTGGTTGGTTTGAGTCCGACCGATATCCGACCGGGCCAGGAGGTGGCGAAGGAAGGTCGGTTGCAGCCAACGCCCGCTTGCAGGAATACGGCGGCGTTATAGACCACCCAGGCGGAACAAAGTATATTAGGGATGCTGTGGTTGGTGGTCGTTTTGTTGGCACGCGCTTCGTCAGAGACGACTTCAGTGGCGAGCACGAAGTCACAAAAGCGCATCAGATCGTGATTCCTGCCAGACCGTTTATGCGGTTCGCGTGGAGCATGTTCAGCCAAATGCGACTGCAGATTCAGTCCAAAATTGCGCGTGACCTAATTTCCGGCAAAATAACGCCCGACAAAGCGTTGGGTCAAATAGGATTGGCCTTGGAAGGCTGCATTGCAAAGAGCATAGTCAACGGCAATTGGGCGCCAAATGCAAAGTCTACTGTCGCGGCGAAAGGTTTCAACAAGCCACTGATTAGAGACTCTCACATGCTCCAATCGGTCACCAGCAAAGTTACTTAACAGGAGTCACACAAGTGATCAGCCAAACTCGATATATCGACATTGTCACCGGCGTTGGCGCTGGTGCAACTGCCGTGGATCGCAAGTACATCTTGCGAATCATCACCAACAGCGCTTCGATCCCGCCAGGCATCGTTGCAGAGTTCGCCGATGCCGATACTGTCGGCGTGTACTTCGGCATCAATTCCGAAGAGTACAAGCGTGCCGTTGCGTATTTCGGATTCATCAGCAAGCTGGTGACATCTCCAGGCAGCATCAGCTTCGCTCGCTGGGTTGACATCGACATCCCGCCGATGATCGTTGGCGACAGCTTGCCGAAATCGCTCACCGGGCTGAGCGTATCTGATGGCAGCCTCACCTTGAACAACGGTGATGTTGCCGTCCAAATCAACAACATCAACCTGGCCACCGCCACCACGCTGACCGATGTTGCCGCTGCGCTGCAAACGGCCATCCGCGCAAGTGCAAACGCCCAGCTGGCCAGCGCGACGGTGACTTACAACACCAACACCAACCAGTTCGTGCTTACTGGCACAAACCCAGGCTCGGGCGTCCTGACC